GAGCCTCCCGAGAGTCCAGCAAACACCAGGCATTTACGACGAGACCCGGATGCGTTGTCACATCCGGGCCGTTTGCCGCTTGGCTACACCGTCGCATCATAGTGATCACTTCTGGTCTGCCGGTGTACCAGAATCGTACCAGGCTACGCCGTCGCGCGACCGCCGAACACCGAGGTCTCGCGTTGCCGTCGGATCGCCGTGCAGTAGCCGTCGAGCCATGTCACGACCAGCTCCCCAGTCGTGAGGTCAACCGTCCACCCGTTCAGCATGTGCTTGACGACCCACCCCGAGGTCAGCTCGAACACCTCGAGATCGTACCGGCCGGCCCGTTTGCGGAGCGCCGCCTTCCCGATCATGACCGAACCTCGACTGTGTGCTCCTCCTGGATCACGAGACCGTAGTGGATCGCGTCATGCCGCTCGAACGAGTCGCGCGGGAACACATCGAACGGGAACTCGTCCAGGAAGTACCACCCAGTCCGGCTGGACCCGACGGGCTTCACGCGGAGTCCATCGGGGACCTCAACCTTGGTGCCGAACGGGCGGACCCTCATCGTGCCAACTCCACTCGTGACTCGCATCATGCCACCTCCTCTGCCTTCCCGATCATGCCGAACGCTGTCGGATCGTCCTGGAGCCGCCGCAGGTACGCCCACGCACCGAGCGGTTTGTCGGCGACGAGCGCGGCAAGATGGCGGGGTTCCGCGCGTTGATGTAGGCCCACTCCGGTGCCGTGCGGTACCACACTGCCGCGGCGTGGATGGCCCGCTTTGCCGCCGACTCCAGGCGCTCGCCCGGTGCCCGGATCTGCGTTCCCAACCACCACAGGAGCTGGTGCGGGTTGCCAGTGGCGATCTCACGCCCGGTCTCGGCCTTCCACTCGTCTGCGATCTCTTGAAAGCTCAGCATCTCGTACCCCTTTCGTTGGTCCGGCTGTGCCGAGCCGGACTGTTGCGCTTCGTCAGTCGGCTTCGTGGACGTCCTCAGTGACCGCGAACCCCTTCGCCTCAAGCTCGGCAACGCGAGCACGAAAGGCGCGCTGGCTCAGGATCTCGGTCTCGCCGTTCCACGACTCGGAGCCCCACGGCCGTTTCCGGGAGATCCGTTCGGTCAGGGCGTACTCGGCGGGCTCGCCGTTCATGATCAGCGTCGCGCTCCACTCGTAGCTCTAAACCTTCTCGTCTCGGCTCTGATTCGCGGTTTCGTTGTCCATCTCGTCTCCCCCTTTCTGGATATGAATATATAGCCAAGAGCCGCCCGTGTCAAGAGAAATCTCGCGATCTGGCTAGAAAAAAATAGCGGGGACGAAGCCCCCGCGGTTCGATCGGTTAGAGGATCAGGTGCCCTTGACCTGGACCTTGAGTTTCGGCGAGAGCACGATCGGCTCGTCTTCTCCGATGTCCGCGATCACCTTGCCCTTGACGTAGGCGACCGCCTTGACGGTCAGGAAGTCGCTCGCAGGACGCTGACCCTTCTTGGGCACACGGAAGGTTATGCCCTCGATCAGGTCTCGCGCGGAGATGCGGATCAGCGCCTCGAGAGCGGTCTCGGTGCTCATGGTCACGGCCTCCGCAACCTGGTTCGTCTCGTTGGTGGTCTCGGTCGCATGCTTCGTCGTCTTCTTGGTTGCCATCTCGTTTCCCCTTTCGTGGGAGGCGCTGGGTTTTGTTTCGCCTCCCCTTTCCTGGATATAAATATATATCCATGTGCGATGGGTGTCAAGCGTTTTATGTCAAGAGGATGTCAAGTCAACTCTTTTATTTTGAGAGACTTATGCAGGTCTCGTGCCCTGTGTTGGCATGGATTTTCACAATGCAGAATCTGTGCCATGCGACTCGGTCCTGTTAACAGGCGTTCCGCCTGCAACCCTTTTGTATGCAGATCTTATGCCCTGAATTGGCATGGATTATGCGGAGCCAACAAGAATCGTGCCATACAACCCCGTCCTGGTTAACAACCTACCGGTTGCGACGTCCCGTCGATACACTTCCACATCAAAACGGGCTCCGCCGTGAACCTTTGCCGTCCCAGGTCGCTGGAAGGGCACCATTCCGGGAGTCCGTTTCTCACCCCCGAGCGATCCTAGGCCCGTATAACGCGCCAAACGAAAACCCCGGCCGGAGCCGGGGCTTCGCAGGAAAGGAAGGGGACTCACTCCATGTTGCGAAGGGTCTCGATCGCTTCGATGATGAGCGTGACGAACACCCATCCGAGAGCGCCGCCAGCGATGATCACCAGGGGAACCCACATCTGCGGAGACAGGGCGATCGCGTTCACAGTCGCTCCACGATCCACTGCTCGTCCATCGCCCAGTCGTTCACCTGCTCTTGGTACACCTCGTTGGCTAACAGCGCTGCCGCTTCTTCGAGGTCTTCGTCGTACTCGCCCATGAGCCACAGGATGATCCTGCCGTCGGGCTCGCGCGACAACGCGGCTTCGTCGATGCGGTGGAACAGGGACGACTCGACGTCGGAGATGATCAGGTCGTGCTCGCTTCCGCTCATGCCCTCGGCAACCGTCCAGTCACCGATGCGAGCGCAGGCCGGGTCCGCGCGCAATGCCAGGAGGCGCACCTCCTCAGCGTGTACCTTGTTCCATCCGGCGTCCGTAAGGTCAGCTACCATATGCATTTCTCGTACCCCTTTCTCCGGCCGGTGCCAGGCCTGGATCGTCAGTGAGCCTCAGCCAACTCCTTCGCTGCGGTGATGCCGGCGACCGAGGCCGTCGCTGCGATTAGCCGCATCGCGACCTTGCCCATGCCGATCTTCATGGCCTCGTCGACGTCGCTCTCGATCTCGGCGAAGTCGCGGCCGCACTGGTCCATGATCTTCTTGATCGCGGACTCGGAATCGGACCTCACAGTCTCGAGAAGATCGGGCCGGTGCAACTTGAGCCACTCCGCGAACGAGTTCATCGCGATGGTGACAATGGCCTCTGCGGCTTGCCTCTGAACGCTCATCTCGCCTTCTCCTTTCGTTCTCATGAACACACCTTTGCGAACGTGTAGCCCTTCTCGGCTGCGTACTTGATCGCCTCACGCTTCGCGTCCGAGAACGATCCGTTCCATCCGAACGTCTCGCCGTCGGACATGTCCGGCCGGCCGTCGGAGCCGTGGCGACCAAGCAAGAACACCCAGCCGCCACATCCGCTCGGCATCCGACCCCACGACCATTGGTAGTCGGACGTGCTGACTCGCACCTTGGACATCGGGATTCTGGTAGTCGTCATCTCACACCCCCACGATCAGCTCGAGCCCCGGAAGCGCCATTGCGAGGACTTTCGTGTCGTCCTTCAGGAGATGAATCGCCTTGAACAGCTCGTCCTTCGTGCAATCGACGAAGAGAAAGCTCTCAGGCGCGTTGACCACGAGCTTTACAGTCCGGGCGATCTCGAGCGCCTGGCGCAGCTCCCCAGCGGTCGTGATCGTGTTCGGTGACGCCTCTGTCGCTCCAACAAACGGGTTGATTCGTGTCGCCATCTCGTCTCCCCCTTTCTGGATATAAATATATATCTAGGTCACTCCCGTGTCAAGCGTGAATTTGTATCCAGACATGAAAAAGCCCCCCGGCCGGAGCCGGGGGTACAAAGGGGAGATGAGACTGTCGGATCAGTCTGGTCTTGTGAGCTTCGGAACCACAATGCGCTTCCGCTGGACGCCGGTCGCCGCCTCGATCCGCAGGAGCTTCTCCTGCCCGCGGCTCCAGGCCGATACGCCGAGGACCGCCAGCGGGACTGTCCAGAACACGGACAACGAGCCGAGCGCGTTCAGTAGAGACGCGTCGCCTCCAACGAACATGACGTAGGCCACGGATACGACCTGGACGAAGAACGCGACGGCCGACATGTAGCCCCAGAACGGACGCCAGCGCCGAGTCCACGCATCGTCAGCGCCGGCCTCGGAGCGCATGGTCGCGTTGACCGTCTCGAGGCGGGCGGTCTCGGCGTCCATCGTCGCCTTCTCTATGTCGAGGTGCGCCAGCTCTCGCTGGAGAGCGATCTCCTCCATCTTGACCCGCAGCTCGGGCGACCCGAGGATCGCCGAGGCCACGTCGTCGAGATCGGCGTCCTCACCCTTGCCGGCGATAGCCCGCGCCACAGCCGCCAGCGCCGCGCCAGCGACCGGTCCGCCGGCAACCGTACCAGCCGCACCGAGCAAGGTCGGCGCGAACTGCTTGAGGTGCTCGACGAGATCCTTCCACCACTTCGCCGCCATCGGTTACCTCGCAGTCTCTCGGCCGAGCCTCGCAGCCTCGGGAGTCGGCTCGAGTCGCACCCAGATGCAGGCCGGCGACACGTCCCACCATGGGTACGCCGAGCCGGTGTAGCCGAGGCAGCCGGTCGTCCAGATCCACCCGTACTGGTTCCAGGTCCATGCCTCGAAGGTCGTGGTCGGCCCGGTGGTGACCACTCGCCCGTAAGCTCCCATCTCAGGCAGGAACGCAAAGGCCGCGCCGTCCATGTAGTCTCTCGGTGAGGGTGCCGTGAGTCTACCCAGGCGGTCGTATAGGCCCGTGAGAGTCACAGCGAGGGTATCGCCGTCGATCGTCCAGGTTCCGCGATAGGAGAGCCCGGAATCGGCCATGGAAGGCGCGCTCCACGGCATGAACTCGATCTCCGTCACGGTCACGGACAGGTTGCCACCACTCTCGAAAGTCGGATAGCCGGCGAGCACCCGAGGGTAGACGCCAGGCCAGTCGGGTGGCGTGTCCTGAGCGAACACGGGAGAGGCGATGAGGCAGATCACGAACAGGGCAAGATGCAGGAACCTTCGCATGACAACTCCTTCTGGTCAGGCCCGATACAAGCGACCGCCGTACCACAGGCGACCGTTCTCGATCGGGACGAACTCGATGTGCGGGGTTTCGCCCGTTTCCAGGTGGACCACGGTCACGCCCTGCCGCCAGTTGAGCGGCTTCATGTAGGGCGGGTCGAGCTTGCACAGGCAGCCACCCTCCTGCCCGATCACGAGCCCTCGATGATGCAGGCGCTCGTGGCGACCTGCCGAGTGGTTGTGACCAGTCACGAGGGACACGCCGTAGTCGTCGACGAGCCCCTTCGCAACGTAGGCAGCGTGCTTCGAGGTCTTGTTGAAGTGACCGACGAGGAAGTCGTCGCGGACCTCCACATAGGTCGAGAACCAACGCTCTCCGGGCGTCGGGACGTACTCCACCCCGAGGTCGGCCAGGTCGAGTTGCTCCGGGATCGAGAGCCCGTTGACTCCTCGCAGCGCCGGTGCCTGGTTCGCCAGGTAGTTCCGGAGCCTGAACTCGTGGTTGCCCTCGATGTAGGTCACCCGCTTGGATCGCGGTAGAGCTCTACGGAGCGATTCGAGGAACGCCCGTCCCATCTCCATCTCTCCGTGGAACCCTCCAGTGTGCCCGCCGACACCGGGCTGGTAGAACTTCGAGACCTCATAGCAGTCGAGGACGTCGCCGTTCAGGATCACGCTGTCGGGCTTGATGCTCCGCACCAGGTCGAGGGCCACCGCGACCGCCTTCGGGTCTTCGTGTGGCAGGTGAATGTCGCCCAGGACCACGACGCACGACGGCGTGCGCTTCGCCGCGTTATCGCGACTGGCACACGCCGCCGAGCAGTAGGAACGATCGCGGCGGATCGGATGCTCCTCGCCGCACCCGATGCACCGCTTCTTCACCCGCTTGTGGACGCTCACGCAGCCACCTCGACGATCGGTGCCAGCTCCTCCATGAACCCGAGGATCGGATCGACGTAGGTAGTGCGGTTGTCGGGAGTCGGCCGGCCTGCGTTGTACGCCGAGATCAGATCGCACAGGCGCTCGTCACCGTGGAGGCTCCACCGATCGCGGAGCCAGACGAGGTGACGGCATCCGTACTCGACGCCCATCTCCGGCAAGCAGAGGCCAGACATGAACGGGAAGGTGCATCCACGCTCGCGAGCGACTGCACCCATGACTTGCATCAGACCCCACGAGGTCATCTGATGCGCCTTCTCGGTCTCGAGCGAGGCGACCCCGCTGCGGTACACCTCGCTCCGTGATGGGTACAGCCATCGATAGCCGGGCTCGTACCGCATCGCCCACGGGTTCCAGCTCGACTCCTTCTGAACGATCGCCGCGACGAGGACAGGGTCAAGGCCGTGAGCGGACGCAACGACTCTGACCACCTCGATGAGGCGGGGCTCGGGTGCTCTCATGTTGACCTCGCTACCAGGGACGGATGTGCTTGAGGATCTCGGGCGGGATCAGCCCGGTGGCGACCGCAACGCCGACTAGGAAGCCGGTGAGCAGGAGCCCGATCACGGCCCACTTCGGGATCTGCCTCGACGGGGAGGCCGGTAACGGTGCAGGTATCGGAACAACCGGTGCAGCGTGCGACTCGTAGTGCTTCCGGCACCCGTTCTCGTCGATGCTCTCGAGCGTGCGCTGGACGTCCTTCATCCAGCCCTCGACTGCCGCCATGCGATTCTCGAGTCTGGTCACGGGTCCGTTACGGAACAGTGCGGCAATCTCAGCAGTGAGCTGGCTGGACATCTCGGACGCGAGCGTCTTGAGCTTCTGCTCCATCACCGCCTCGCGAGACGCTTCTCGCTCCACGATCCTGCGTTCGATGACCAGCTCGCGCTCTTCGAGCGCGGAGATGACTTCCAGCCTGACCTCGTCGCGGGTACACATCCTAGATCACTGTCTCGGTCACGCCGGTGACGAGACCGTTGGTCAACGTGATGTTCCACCGATTCGTGGAGCCGAATCGCGGAACCTGAATCACCCCGCTGAATCCTGAGGTCTTGTCCGACGTGACCGCGTTGCCCCCAATCTTGGTGGTCGTTACAGCACTGGTCCCGAGCTTCGTGGCAGTGACAGCGCCGATTCCGATCTTGCCCTCTGTGACGGCACCTGACCCGATCTTGTCAGCCGTGACAGCTCCGCTCTTGATCGCGCCCTCAACGATCTGATTCGTGGTCGCATCGGTCAGCGCGACTCCGTTGAGGTACAGTCGCCCATCGGAGAGGATCGCGAGGAACTTGTTTCCGGCATCCGCTTCGAGTTGCAGCGGCTGACCTGATGCTGCTCGGAGTCTGGCGGTCTGCGCTGAATTGCACCGCAGAATAGGTGCAACCCCGATTCTCATGAACTCCCACTCGCCGAACATCACCTTGTGGAATGGAGTAACCGGGTCTTCGTGGCTCGAAGGTTGGTACGTCACAACGTCGCTCGTGTCGAGCCACAGCGTACCCCACGTCGGAATAGACAGCTCGGGTGTCCCGAGCGCAAGCTCCTGAATCCCACCGCCGCCGGACGCCGGCTCGTTCCACGCCTGAACGGCCCCGCCTGTGGTCACGCCAGCCTTGATCCACATCCGGTAGTTGTACGGGCTCGTCGTGCTCTGCTCGATCAAGAGACCGATCCGCGCGGTCAGGCTCGTGAATCCGTGGCGACGCCAGAACACGCACGGTGCCGTGTTCTGGTTGAGCGTTCTGAACCCGATCGTGTACTCGTCGTACGTCTTGTTATTGAGATTGAAGTGCCCTTGGTACAACCGAATACGGTACGTCCCGGCATCGTTGTAGGGAATCTCCCCGCCGAGCGGAATCCACTCGGTCGAGCCTGTGTACGGGATTTGCTGGAATCGAACTCCGCTAACCGACTCCCAAGATCCGTCCTTGCGACCGTAGGTCGAGCCGTCGGACGGAGCGTCATCCTCGTCAGCCATGCCGCCGAGGAGCATCGGGACGAACGACGTGCCATCGTGCTTCGGGACCATACCGGTGGTCGGCGTCATACCCGGCCCGCCGATCAGCGACCAGCCACCCCCGTTCGTCCATTCGCGGCGTGCCCCATCCGCCTCGAGCTTGAGGTACATCCTCACCTTGTTGTGATAGTCCGTCTGTCCAGTGCCAAACCCAGGAGGATGTGGGGCAATCGGCTGAGGATCTGCCCCTGGAGGGCGAGCGCCGATCCAGGCCTCGCCGGCACCGTTCGTGGTCTCGACCCACCCCGTCCAGGTCCCGTCGATCTCGATCCAGATCTCCATCGGGTACGCCTCAAAGCCGGACCACGGAGTCCACGTGAGCGTCGCCGCGAAGTAGTCTGCGCCGAATGAGTCTTGTGCCTGGACGCCGTATCCCGCGAACTCGCCGGCGGGAATGACGGAATCCCCGCTGTAGTCAGCGGACAGATACCCCTCGACGAACCCGGTGCCGTTCGAACGCCGGAGCCCCACTCTGTACGCCACTGGCGCTGCCGTCGGGTAGCCGAAGTCGGCTCCTGGATACCCAAGTGAAAGTCGGGCCTCCTCCGCAGGCTTCGAGCCCCACGGAACCCACGGGCCGTCGACTGTGAACTGGTACTCGATGACGAAGACGTAGCCGTCGAGATCTGAGAGCGGCTGCAGGCCTCCGGGCCCGGTCTTCCCGCCCCATGAGAACTCGAGAAGGTCCTGGTCATAGACGTCAAGATCATCGTCCGCCGTGCTCAGGGAGCGGTCGTAGTACACCTCGGGAGGGAAGGGCTCCGGAACGGGCGGTTCGACGTACGGGTCGCCGACGCCACCGACAACCGGGACCGTGGCGTTGGTCGCGAACAGCGAGAGCTGGTAGTGCGTGTCGTCTGGCGCAACGGACTCGACCCTGCACAGCCGGCCAGTCGACCAGCGATCCGTGATCAGGACGACCTGCTGACCAGGCGTGACGTCGAGAACCGCAGGACACTCCGCAGGATCGACGGTCGCCGTGATCCTGACTGTCTCCTCCTGCCCAGCCGCGAGCATCATCGCCACGTCGCGGGAGGCGACGTCGGCGGCGTTGAGTAGGGGAGGCGAGTCCTGACGAAGAACCCAAGGAGCGGTGCCGTTGACATAGGCCGGGTCCTGAGCCCAGCGCGAATCCTCCTCGTACTCCTGCTCGCGGTTACGGAACTGAGACCTCGCCACGGTCGGCCGAGCCGAGAGACCAACGCGACGTCGGCGGAGTCTCTCCGCCTGGATCACGACCGGGTCTGGGTCGTCCTGCCGAGGGGCGAGACGCCACTGTCCGGCCACCCACGGCATCGCGCACCAGGCCGATCGCAGGAAGGTGCGGACCACGTCTGGGATGCTCTGCGTCTGGATCGCTCCGCCGCCACGCCACCGCTCCTTGCTCTCGACGAGAGTCGCGCACCAGTCGGCAGCGGACTCCCAGGATGGAAGGTGGATCAGCGCCGGATCAACCAGGGGACCGAGCGGGTTCTTCGTCAGGTACGTGTACAAGCCGAGGACCGGGTTCTCGGACTCGACCCAGCCAGGAGTCGAGGAGAAGGCGTCCCACGCCTGGAGCTTGAGATCCACGGTGACGTTCGGGATGCCCAGCTCCCACAGGCCGGACGAGTACGCTTTGATGAAGCCCCAGATCATCCACGGGTGAGCCGCGCCAACTGGGAACCCGAGGACGTTCTGAACCGCGGTATCAACCGTTCCTTCCGGGAGCCCGCGATAGACGCCCCAACTGTACACAGATGGAGCAGTTGAGGGCGAGTACCCGTTGATCTTCACGTCGGCAGCCGCAACGGTCGCGCACGGTCCGGTCCCGAACAGGTAGGCGAAGGACCATGTGCCGTTCAGCTTCATCGGGCGCGCGTAGTGGAGCCCGGTCACGCGACACTTCCCGGTCAGGATCGGGACGACTGTGCCCTTGACCGAGCCGTTGATCTGGAGCTGCTGAGGCTCACGGGTCGTCGTCGAGAGTGCCCACGGATTCGCGGACGATGACGGCGGGTTCGGGTTGCCTGGGAACGCGAGGTACCGAGGATCGGTGAGGATCGCGTGAGCATCGCCAGCGCCGGAGGACGTCGCCCCGCTGTCCTGGAACCCTGTGTTGCTCTCGTGATCCCACGGAGTCGGGGGAGTCGGCGGGACGTCAGTCGGTCGAGCTGGCATCTCACACCTCGTCGATTTCGAGCTTGACCGAGAACGCATCCCGTCCCAGCTCCTTCGGATCGAACTCGCCCGACAGCTCCACGAGGATCTGCCGGTAACCGTCCGTGTCGATCGTGATCAGTGCGCCGGCCGAGGGCGGGCTCACGAGGAAGGTCACGCGGTCGCGTCCGTTGTCTCCGCCAGCAACGGCGATCGAGACATCGACGCCCTGGACCTGGTCGGTCCCGTCGACCTTCACTGTTCTGGATGCGGAGTCGTGAACGGGGAGATCGAAAGCGGTCGCAACGCCGTCGCCGACGCCAACGTGCATGTTGTAATAAAAATCCGGCCACGGGTAGCGGAAGTCGAACGGGACCGCCTGATGGTAGGCCGAGAACTGCCGCAGCGTCCTCATCTCGGTGAGGGTGCAGAGGAACTTCAGGACTCCGCCGCGCATCTTCGGGGTGCGCCAGATCCGCAAGCTACGCCGCCTCGGCGATGACTTCGGACTCTGGACCACATAGGTGAAGTCGGGCAGGGACGCCTCGATGCTCGGACGCAGGTCCGCCGGGAACAGGTCAACCATGTCTCCTCCTCACATAACGGCCGCGCCGTTGGTGATCGGCGGGGATGCTGGAGCTGGGTCGGGCGACGGCGGATAACTCGTCACCGTGAACGGCTGACCCTCGATCGTGATCGTCTCGCCGCCGTTGGGAGCTTTGAACGCAGAGACGAAGCGCGTCAGGTTGCCGTAGGCGCTGCACTGGGTCGTGGACCCGTCGCACGACATGCCGGAGCCGAAGTACCCGCAGCCTGGACCCTTGAAGTCCGATGCCCAGATGCAGCGGTTGTCCATCGTCGGCGTCGCCGGCCCAGCCCGGAACATCGAGTCAGCTCTCGCCGTGAACGAGATCCCGACGCCATAGTCCGAGGCATCGTAGTCTTCGACCACCCCGTCCCACATCTGCTCGGTCTCGAGCCCAGTAGACGTCAGCCATACGCGCCAGACCTCGAGAGTCCTGCCGGGGGCGTCTTCGTCCAGCTCGATCAGGTCGATCGAGCCGTCGTCATCGACGTTGACTCGCGCCGTCGCGCCGAACGGTTGTGTCTCGATCTTGACTCGAGCCGAGGCGGGCTCGAACAGCATCCCGTCGAACGAGAGCGGCTCACCAGAATCAGTCAGCATGAGCGGGGTGTCGAAGCCGATGCGAACGGCCCACCACTCGGAGCGGAAGCCGGCCGCAACGGCAGCCTTTACGGTAGAAGTCGCCATAGGTACTCCAGAGGGAAAGGAAGCGGGGGAGGCCAGGTGGCGCTCCCCCGCGGTATGTCAGGCGGTGGCTTCGCGGTAGACCCTGGAGGCCACCGCAGCCGCGATCTCCGCCATGGACGACGTGCTCACCGCAGGAGCGGCAGGACTGCCACCCTGCGTCGCCAGGACAGCCCCGGCGGCACCCGCGAGATCCCACAGTCGACTCGTCACGACCCCGACGGAGTCGCTGAGGTTCCCAAACGAGCCCCCGAGGTCCGCGGCCTTCAGACCGACGTCATCGAGAGCCGTCCCAGTCTCTTCGGCAGAGTCACCGAGGTCACTGAGGGACTTTGCGCTCTGCTCGGCATCCGAGCCGTCACCGAGGAGCGACGCGAGGACTTGATCGACGATCGCTGCGATCTCATCTGCCTTGCCCTCGACGTCGGAAGTGAACCCGCCCATCGCGGTCTGCATCGCGGTCTCGAGGTTCGTCAAGAGACCGTTCAACAGCATGTCCGAGTACAGGTAGTCGCCGTTCTCGTTCTTCAGCCCTTCCAGGACGCTAAAGTACCTCATAGCCTCCTGGAACAGGTACTGAGCCTGCGCCGGGTCGGATGCGTACTCGAGCTGACCGATCAGGTCTTGCAGTCTCGTGCCGGCGTAGTCACCCTGCTCGGTCGGGTTCATGCCGCGCATCGCGACTCGCTCACGAGCCGAGTCGATCGACTGTTGCATCTGGTCGGTGAGCTGCTTCAGGGCTTGCAGGTACTGGACGGCAGAGTCGTACCACGCAGTGAGCGTGCCGAGGATCTTGCCGCCCTGGTCGATCTGCTGCGACAGGTCCATTTGCTCGAACGACGCCAGGTAGGTGTCGGTCGTCTTGAGTACGTCCTGGAACGCCTCGGCGAACAGCTCCCACTGGGTCACGCTCGCCTGACCGTCGATGTCGTGAAGGTTCTCCGACAGGTCGTTGAGACCGGTCACGAGCGAGATGTAATTGGACATCAGCGCGAGCCGATCGGTTCCGCTGAGGCTCGACATCTCATCGAAGAGCGCCGTGACCATGGCGTCTGAGACGCCAAGGTTCGCGAGCCCCATCTTGATCGCCTCGCCGAACCGGTCGTCGAGCCGTCCAGGAATCCACACCTCGGCAAGCCACTCGGCCAGGTCTTTCGGGTCCATCTCCATCGAGCCGAAGTCGAACACACGCGAGGCGTTGTCCTTGATCATCCCGAACAGGTCGGCGCTGTTGAATTGCTCGAGGAGCGTCAGGTACGCCGTCTCCTCCTTCTCGTACATGGAGTTGACCTTCTTCTCCCACATGCGCCGCTTGTCGTCGCTGAACCCGAGGTGACCGCCTGAGTCGTATACCTGAAACCCGCTTTGCTCGCCCCACGCAAAGGACACTCGAGCGGGGTCGCTGCCGCCGGACGAGAAGTACCCGGCGATGCCGCCGATGACGCCGCCGACGATGGCTCCGACGACCGTCCCGACGCCGGGGATGATCGAGCCGATCGCGGCTCCCATGGACGCGCCGCCCATGAGACCGGACATCACGCCCTCGGTTCGCGACGACGCCTGAGTTGCCGAGTACAGCATCCCAGCCCCGCCGATGATGTTCCCGACGGCGTTCTCCTTCGAGAAGATCTTGCCGAGGTTCTCACCCAGCGTGCCATCTCCACTGAGCGAGTCCGTGATCGCGCTGGACAGAGCGGTCGCAAGGTTCTTGCCCATGTTCGTGAAGAACCCGCCGACGATGTCTCCGAGGTCGCTGATGTCACCTTCCAGGATGGCGAGGAACGCATCGTCGAAGAGCCCCGCCACCGCGGTCTTGAGACTGCCGGCGTACGCCTCCGCGTCGAACAGTTGCTTGTTGACCTTCTTGTCGAGGATATCGCCGAACGTCACGCCGCCGTTGCCAGCCTTGTGCAGTGCGGCGATGAGACCGCCTGGTCCGTCGAGCGCGATGCCGAGCTTCTCGGCGACGTCCTTGACCATCCCGAGATTGATGTGCGCCGAGCCCGACTTGACGCCGAGATCGCCGACCGCGTCCTTCGCGGACTCGACGTTGAACCCCATCGTGACGAGGGTGCCGGCCAGCGTATTGGCGGTGATGTTCAGGTCGTTGAACGCCTCGTACGAGATCCCAGCCTCATCGCCCAGCAACTGGACGCCGTCCGTGATCGTGTCGAGGGACGGACCGAGAGAGGACTCGTACTCGATCACCTTGTCCAGCTCTGCGCCGAGGAGCGACATAGACTCCTGCGCCGGATCGAGCCCCTTCGTGACGGCGTCGTTCAGAGCGCCCTTGAGGTCAGTGAACGACGTCTTCGTGAGTAGAACCCCAGCCCCGGCATCGCCAACCAGGGTCTTGAGACCGCCGAACTTGTCGCCGGCAGTCTGCGCCGCGTCGCCTGCGCCCTTGACTGCACCCGTCGCCTCAGCCGCCGGGGTCTTGAGCGTGTTCAGAGCCGCCTCGACGCCTCCGATCTCACGGTTGACCGCAGCAAGCTCGTCAATCGCACCGTCACGAATCGAAGTCGAGAGACCGTTGATCGTGTCGGTGAGATCCAGGAACACCTGACCGGCAGCGCCAACGGAGCCGGGGATGATGGTGACCGTCGCGGCCAACGTGCGGAGCTTGCTGAGGACGTCCGTGTACACGCCCATGTACCAGGCGAAGAACTCGAGGAACATGGCTCGGGTGCTCTCGATCGCGAGCTTGAACCGGAGCGGAAGCTCCAAGGCAACGAACGTGACAGCGGTCGCGATCGCGGTCATGACCTGACCGAAGATCTCACCGATGCGCTTGATGTCGCCCGTCTCGCTCATGCGCCCGATCGCAGCGATCAGCTCGTTGAGCGACTTCTTCGCCGCGTCGGACGCAGCGCCGCCGCCGATCTCGGCAAGGGCGACCGTGATCGAGTCCTTGAAGTTGGACCACAGACCGTTGAGCGTGCCCATCTGATCCTGCATGGCCCCGCCGGTCATCTTGTCGAGCCCGCGGAACAGAGCGTTGAGGCCCTCGCCGGCCGAGATGCCCTTGGAGCCGATGTCCTGGACCTCAGCCCCGGTCATGCCAAGCTCCTCCTTCAGGATCTTGTAGACCGGGATGTTCGCCTCGGCGAGCTGCTTCAGCTCCTCCGACGAGAGCTTGCCCTTCGCCGCGATCTGACCTACCGCCGTGATGACCCGATCGAGAGACGCCTTCGAGCCGTCAGCGAACATGGCTACCGCGTCGCCCAGCACCTGGAGCGTCCCGTCGGTCGGGTCGAGCCCTTGACCCTTCAGTCGGATGAACGCGTTCGTGACGCCCTCGATCTCGAACGGGGTGGACCTGGCGAAGCCCTTGACCCAGTCGACCGCCTTCGCGCCACCCTCGATTGAACCGGTGACACCGTTCATCACGGTGCGGAGGGTCTCGAACTTCGCAGTCGTCGATAGGATCGCCTCGAACCCTCGATAGATACCGTAGATCCCGCCGACCGCTCCGATTAACCTGGTCATTTTCCGGTACAGGTCTTCTACGCCACCGCCAGCGTTCGACGTCCCGCTACGGATGCGCCCGCCAGCCTTCTCGCCATCGGTGCCCGCATGACGGAGAGCGTCTCCGACGTCCCCAGCGCCCTTGCGGACGCGATCCAGCGTGAGCGAACCGTCATCCTTGATGACGATTCTAGCCAGAATCTCCTTTGCCACGAGCCGCCTCCTTCTTCTCGGCCAGAGCGGCGTCAGAGATCACGCGCAGCTTCAGCCCAATCTCCGCGCCGGAGATCCCGATGCCCTCGAGCCACGCCGTCGCTCCTGGAAGGTCGAAGCCGACAGCGTCACCCAGCCCGGCGGTGCGCCACTGATCACCGACGAGCTTCCATGCCTCCCACGCCCGTCCGTTCGACGGGCGCAGGTCAGGCGGCTTGTTCTGACAGCCCTCGCAGGGCGTTGGACGCTTGGAACGCTGATGGGCAGGGATGCAGTAGTCTCGGCAATAAGACGAGCCGCCGGCCGGCTTCGCCCCGTAAGCCCAGCCGGCAAGCTCTCTCAGTTTCCCAGGTCGGCCTCGACGGACTCGCGGAACTCATGCACCAGCGCGTTCGACTTGTCCACCAGCCAGTTCAGGAACCGCGGCGCGGTGTGCAGGTAGCTGATCGCCTCAGCGAGAGTCGCCTCCCGATCACCGACGCCCATGCCCTCGATCCCGACGAGCAACTCGTCCATCGTGAGCTTCGAGATCTTGTTCAGATCCTTCGTGCCGTTCAGCCGGCGCTTGATCGTCTCGGCGCGGCCCGTGGTCAGAGGACGGACGCAGCACCGGATGCTCTCCCACTTGGCACCCGGATCGTCACACTCCACCCACACGCCGTCGGCAGTCTGAGCCTCTGCAATGATGTCCAGAACGAATCGGTCTCCACTCATGACAGTCTCCTTTGGAAGTAAAAAGGGCGGAGGAATCCTCCGCCCCGTGATATGCGCCGTTCAGCCGGATTCCGGCCCGTCTTATCGTTCAGCGCCCCGGTCCATAGGTTCGCGGATAGGGGAAGGTCTCGAGACGTCATGGAGCCTTTTAGGATTCTCAGTAAGAGGTCTCGCCGTTGGCACCTGTGACCTTGAGCGGGGAGTCGGGATCGGTCGTGTCCTCGTATGCCCCGAAGTTGCGGTCGAGGGGGATGCCCTGCGCGCCGCTGACCGAGAGTGGACCCTTGTCGAGGATCGCGTTCAGGAGCTGGAGCGAGAACACGTCGGTTCCCTTCGTGAACGTCGAGACGAGCGAGAACGGGGTCCGCGCGGTCGCGAGCGAGTCGTACACGACGGCATCGTGGAACAGGCTCTTGAGCTGGCCGCGAACCTTGGTCGTGCCGCTCGAGATGAGCCCTACGCGCCCGCTGTTGCGAGCGGTCGGGTACCCCTGGACGGTCAGCGACATGGTCAGGGTCGCCTCGAGCACGTCGACCAGGTCGGTCGCGCCGCCACCCGAGTCGAGGGTCAGCGCGCTCTGGTCGGCGAACAGGATCGGAGACTCGTCGAAAGTCGCAGCGGTGATCGGTGCCTGGGTCAGAGGACCGTCCACCTTCGCTGCGACCGCCCGGCAGGTCCAGATCATCTCGCCGGACGGCTTCGCGATCGGGAACGAGACCTCCTGGAGCCGGCAGCCGTAAGCGCGCCAGACCTTCGAGTTGGCGGGGGTGACCGGGTCCACGATCGCCAGCTCGAACCCAAACCCCGGAAGGGCCGCGCCGATGGTCGCCTCCTGGTTGTAGGCCGGGCCGGTGCCGGACGTGGTGATCGCGCCGAGCACCTGCTTGACAATGTGCCAGATGGACCGGTACTTCGCGATGACCGGGAGCGAGATGCTCTCAGCCTTGATGAGACCGAGGTACGGCTCGGCCTCCTTCCTGGAGCCGCGGGGCTCCATCGACTCGATCACCTCCTGGGTCTCCCCAGCGGTGACATTGTCCATCGAGATCGGGATCTCGAACGCAGCGGTCGGCGTCTCAGACGCCCACGTGGTCTCGTGCCAGATCGCCAGTCGGACCTGGTTGCCAGTGAATACCTCGCCCACACTTCACCTCACACTTCTGTGTACGCAGTCAGGGACACGGTCACATCGGCCTCGAAGACGGGGAAGCCAGCCATCGAAGCGGGGTTCACATTGGAGTCGATCGAGAGCAGGACCGGCCGCGGGGAGAGCGTGACTAACGCGTCAAGCTCCATCAGCGCAGCCTCGACGTCGGCGATCTCCGCCTCGAGCACGATGTCGGCACCTTCCACCCTGGACCGGTAGCCCAGGATCGAGAACTCGTAGTCGGCCTTCGCCATCCCACGCGACAGGCGCTCCGACGATGACTTGCCGGGCATCACGACCCACCCGTGGAGCAGGTACAGGCCCGAGTCGTCCTTGCCCTCGCCGAACGCGGCAACGGCAGTCGATTCGGAGTCGATCCTCAACGCGTCGTCATGGACGTTCGCGGTCGCTGCCGCGGCAGATACCACTTCCGCGATACGCTCGCGGATCAACCGTTCACTCATTGGTCACTCCAGGATGTTCGCGATCCGGGTCTCGAGGTCAGCCAGCTCGCGGTTGATCAGCGGCATTGCCGAAGCCACACCGCGTTCGATGTACCGGGTCGCCTTCGTCCCACGCGCGGCGATCGCCCGTCGGACGAGGTAGGTGATGCGAGGTATGTCAGCCTCGGTCGCGGAGAACTCCCCGCGTCGGACCTTGAGCTGAACCCATCGGTGAATCGCGTCGAACGGAGGCCAGGCACCAGGACCTCGTCCCGTGTCCACGATCTTGGCGTACGCCATGTGCGAGAACGCCTCGGCTTCGACACCGCTTCCGGTGACCTTCGCGTCATGGACGATCGAGTTGACGAGTACTCCAGTCGCCGACGGAGCCTTGTCCTTGAGCGCCGACTCGAGGATCGCGCCGACCCTCTCAGCCGAGGACATCGAGATCGCCCGGATACGGTCGCCGGCTCCGTCGAGGTCTTGAACAAACGCGTCGATACCGCGGACGTCTAACTCGATTCTCATCAGACGACTCGGTGAGACACATCTCCGGGGTCGCCACCGAGGGACATGGCAGGCAGCCGAACCACCCGCCATGCGTCCTCTCTGGTATCTGCCGCGAGCCGCCTCGCCGACTCCGGGTTCGGCCCGAGGTAGTCTTGCCCCGCGACCGTCAGCGACGCCTTTTGCATCCACCGACGAGCCCACTCGTCGAGAACCTCGGCCGCAACCAGGAGCGCAACCGCCTCAGCCTGGGTCGTGGTCAGGGTCGTCGAGCCACTGCCGTCGAACGCGAACGGGAGCGTGTACCTCACCCGAACGGTCTCCGGGGTGACTGTCCAGAACATGAGCATATCGACGTCGTCGTCCGGCTCCATCAGCCACTCACTCGGATGGAGGATCGACCTCGGCGTGTCGCCGACCGGGTACTCGACGGCGAGCACGGTAGAGACGCCATGGGTCCAGCCCGAAAGGCTACTGAGCTGCCAGAGCCCGTCGACGAGGGTCAGCGTGCCCCATGCGCGCCGCTGGAAGCGCTGCGAGAACATGGCGAGCGCCGCGTCGAGCGATGGAGCCAGCTCCTCGTCGGTCATGGGCATGTTGGGAGCAAGGTGCGTGCGTACCCTCGCCAGGATCTCGGTCTTCGTCGGCATTGCGCCTCCTACGGAAAAGGCGTGGAGCCCGAAGGCTCCACGTCAGAGGTCACGAACGATCAGGGTCAGCCAGCGACGACAGCGCCGTAGACGGGCCGGTAGTCAGCGATCGAGAGACCCCAGATGTGCCGGATCTTGTACTCGATCTTGTCGTTGTTCCACATCGAGAAGGCGATCGCCTGGTCGGCGGTGATCACCTCGGGCTCCTGCTGCCCGAACAGGTGACCGGCCACGATCGTCTCCCACACCTGCGGGTTGGCGAGCACCTGCCAGTCGGTCACATCGGTGGCGAACGGGTTCACCAGGACGCGCTCGAGATCCTTGCCGAACCAGCCGTAGACGAAGTTGCCGTCGTTGTTCGGGCTGCCCGGCTTCTTGTCGGTCTTGAGCAGCTCGAACGCGGTCTGCTCGAGATCGGTCGGGATGACCAGGAGGCCGCCCTCCTTCGGGTCGATGCCCAGCGGCTCGAGCGAGGTCAGCTCCTTCTGAGCCTTCATCGCGGCACGGGCGGCGATGAGGGAGGTGACCGAAAAGGCGGCGGCACCCAGGTTGCCGTGGTCGGCGTGGAACAGCGCCTTGGTGTCGTAGACCGTCGGGTTGCCGGACAGGAGCGCCCACACGCCCTTCGCGAACGTGCGGCGGGCCGACCGGCCGAGCTTCCGGGCGTGGCGACTGGTGACGGACAGGTCGTCGTTGATGATCGACTCCCAGGTCACGTCGATGGTCGCACCGCGCTTCGAGACCTTGAGGTCCGCGGACTCCTCGGCGGGCATCGTGAGCGGCTGGTACGCGCCGCCCTCGAGAACCGCCGGGATGTCGCCGAACCCGCCGACGACCACGAGCTTGTGGGTCTTGAAGTCGTTGACCCGCTCGTGCGTCGAGATCAGGCGCTCCTCACCGAAGTCGATCGCGCGGTACTCGGCCCGGAGCCGCCTGTGGAGCGCCTCGCCCATGGCGATCGGGAACGTGGTCGAGTCCTGACCCTCTGCGACGCGACCGACGAGGTCCACGTCACCGGTCATGACCTTGTACGCCTCCTGGATGCCGCGGAACGGGACGACGCCCTCGGCGTCCGCGGACTCCTGCACGCCGACGAGCGCGTACAGAGCGGAGCGCTGCTTGTCCTCGGGCTCCGCGGTCACGCGGATGCGGCCGGTGCCCCGCACGGGCACGTCGGTCGAGGCCGGCGCGAACGAGTCGGCGTAGGTCTTCGCGAGAGCGCGGAGAACCTCGTCGGTGGCGTCGTGCTTGGACTCGGCGACGACGGTCTTGACCACGAGGTCGCGGACCTTCTCGGGGGCCTTCGCCATGAGCGGGGTCACGATCCGCTCGCAGCGCATGGCGTGGCGCTCCGCCGCCATCTCGGCTCGCAGGCCGGCGATCTCTTCGGTGACGCGGGTGTCACCCTGACCGGCCATCGCCTTCACGAGCGCCTCGATCTTCTCCTCGGTCACGAAACCGGACAGTGCCTCCTGGATCATCGCGCGGATCTGCTTCTCGTCCATGCTGTCTTGCTCCTCATACTCAGATGCGAGCGCCTCAAGCGCCCGCGTGAACTCCCCGCCAGCGGCGGGACTGGTCACCACATCCACGGAATCGACTGCGAGGAACCGCTTGATGGTCAGCCCCGCAGCATCCCGGACGCCCTCGATCGCGGCGTTGATCGACAAACCGAAGGTCTTGACCGGACCACCGATCGACTCCGACGCACGCGAGAGGAACCCTGCCAACCAGTCGGACGTGATGACCGCCTCGGCCACGAGCGCCTGTTCGGTCGCGTCCCACTGGACATCCCGCAAGAGACCGACCGTCGACTTGACGAGCCCACCCTTGAGGAGCATCACGATTCGGGCAGGAAGGTGCGAGTACCGCCCTTCCCGCATCTCGTACACCTGGAGCGGTCGGCCCTCGAACGCCCCTGCCGACTCCTGGAGCAACTCAGGCGAGTACGTGTTCCCGTTGGTAGAACGCCCCGCCCGGATCACGATCACCCGCCAGCGCCCAGGAGAGGACTCCTGAACGAAGTCCAGTCCCACACCGTCGAGCGCGATACCCTCCATCTCAGAACCTCTTGTACTGCTTGAACTTCCGCTTCGTCTCGTCGACCACGATGCGGAAGCCGCCAGCCTCCTTCACGACGGTCAGGTCGCCAACCGCGCCCTCGATGGGGCCGTACGGATCGGCAGGCTCGGGCTTGTCCTCGGGAGTCTCCTCGGTGACCAGCTCGGGGGCCTTCACCTCGGGATCGGGATCGACGTTCTTACGCCTCGGC